CCTCCTGCGACTCTTGGCCAGCGGTATCAGATCCGTCTCTGGCTTCAGGATACGGATACGACCCGCCAGCTGTTTCAGGATGAAGAAATCGACTGGCAAGTGACGATCTCGGCGAACCAGTACCTTGCTGCAGCATCGCTCTGCGATGTGCTCGTAGGACGCGCGAGAGGGATCCGGACGAAGAAAGTCGGGGATCTGTCTCTAGCATACGATCCGGAATTCTATCGCGTCCTCGCCGGTTCGCTTCGAGCTCGCGGGTCGCTCCACCAGATCCCGTACGTCGGTGGAATCTCGATCGCAGACAAGGAAGCTCAGCAGAACGATCCGGACTGGGTCGCGCCACGGATCGCAATCACAACCTTCGACAATCCTCGAGCAGAGCAGCCGGGGCCGAGCGATCAGACGAATGCGAACGCATTTCCGACAGGAACGTAGAGTATGAGCGCCGACATCGGCATCGCCGAATTCCTCGACTTCATGCCGGATACGGTCACGATCGACGCCTACGTCTCGACGTCCGTCTCCGGGACAAAGACCTATGCAGGTGCGCCAACGTCTTACGCCTGTCGTATCCAAATGAAGAATCACGTCGTTATCGATCGCCACGGTCGAGAAGTCGTTGCGAGCGGCACGATCTACCTCGGATCCGCCGACGTTCCTGGTGTCGACGATCTTCTTACGGTTCCGGCAAACTATACACGACGCACTCCTCCGATCATCAGCGTGGATCGAGAACCGGACGAATCCGGCTCGATGTATACGAAGCTTGAGATCGGATAGGCTCCGTACCATGGCGAAGAAGACATTCACGATCAAAGCTCCGCTCGACCCGCGTCAGCAGGGCTTTCAGCCGACGCCGCCCACTACCGACTTCGTCTCGGGAGGTGACGGCAGCGATGTCTTCTATACGATGACCGGTCTTGAGTCGCTTCTCGACACGATCTCCCGCCTCCCAGACTTCGTCAAGGACGTTGCCGGTTTCGAAGCTGCAGACATTGCAGCGGAAGTCATTGTCAAGGCGAAGGAAGTCGTACCGCGCGACGCCGGGAACCTCGCGGACTCAGGAATGTCAGACGAGTACGTTCCCGGCAACGGCATCTCGATCATCGAACTCGGTATGTGGTTCGGCGCTCCCGGTGTCTCCGTCGGCTTCGGCGCAACGGAACGTACAATCGGAAAGTCACGACGCTCCGGCGCAGCTACGCAAATGGGCCTTCACGAGGTCGATCCGTCGTTGTACGCTCTTCGCATGCATGAGGAGCTCTTCGAGCACTATACGACACCTGGCACCGGTCCGAAGTATCTTGAGAAGCCCCTTCTCGAGACGGCGCCGACAATTGTCCCCCGGATCAACGCAGCGATCGCTGCGGCACTTGAGAAGAGCGGGAATATCACCCCGCTCGGGCCCCTCGAAGCAACGCTTCGTACAGTGACCTATCCGGAGTACGGCGCATGATCCTTGCCGAGCTCACGACGTATCTCGCGGCGAACGGCATCGGCACTACCGGCACTGACCTCTTCTACGGTCCGTTACAGGAGCAGTATCCGGATGTCGTCACCCTCGTGAACGTCTATGGCGGAAGCCCAGACGAACCGGCCATGGGCGATCCAATCGCCGCCCCTGGCAAATCAGCCCGTCTCGAGTTTCAGCACGTGCAGCTTCTCTTTCGAGGTGCGGCGAACGATACAGATGGACCTCTCACGCGTGCTCTCTCGGCGCGGGACGCGATGCTGAAGGTCCTAAGCAGCACGCTCAGCGGAACGTACTACCTCGCAATCGAACCGTTGCAAGATCCTTTCTTCCTCTCCATGGACAAGAACTATCGTCTCTCCTACGTCTTTAACGCACGGTGCACGAAGGAACCGTCATGAGAATCCTCTTCGTCTGGCCGATCGTCCGTTTCAGCGTCTGGGATGTTGCTACCGGCTGCCGCAAAGCACTTGCACGACAGCTCGGCGACGCGAATATCAAGGACTACTACCTCGACAAGCATTTCGCATATCACCATAACGCACTGCCGGAAGGGATCCGCGACGACACAGCGATTCTTTCCCGATATGCGTCGGAGAGTGTCCTGGCTGAGGCCCTCTACTTCAACGCGGATCTTGTGATCGTCGTCTCCGGCCTCAACTTCAACCCCTGCGGCACGTGGCTTCTTCACAAGGTCGGAATTCCAACCGCCGTTCTCTTCACAGAGTCGCCGTACGAAGACGAAGCACAAGCGGAATGGGCCAGCGCAAATCCCGACGCCGCTATCTTCACAAACGACTCCTACTCCGCCGCCCGCTTCGGGTGGACCTATCTCGCTCACGCCTACGACCCCGAAACGCATTTTAAGGACCGTTCCGTCGATCGCGACATCGATATCCTCTTCGTCGGCTCTGCCTGGCCGGAACGCATCGCACTTCTCGAGGCTGTCGACTGGTCTGGTCTGTCACCGCAATTCTACGGGTTCTGGCCTGAGCTCCGTGAGAACAGCCCACTTCGGCCATTCCTCCAGAGCGCCCTCGTGAAGAATTCAGGAACCGCGGATCTCTATCGCCGAGCGAAGATCTGCCTGAACTTCCATCGGCATAGCGACGTCGCTCAGAGCCTCGGCCCTCGCGTCTTCGAGACTGCCGCTTGCGGGGCGTTTCAGGTGTCCGATCCCCGGCCTGCCCTCGGCACAATCTTCGGAGAAGCCGTTCCGACGTTTACGTCGGCGAGCGGACTCCAAACGCTTCTTCGTCACTATCTTTCTCATCCGTTCGAGCGTCGGCGACTTGCACAGCTCGCGCACGAACGGGTCCATGAACACACCTTCGACTCACGCGTTCCGACGCTTCTCCAGGGCATCCGTCCTCTTCTCAAGGAGACCGCCTAATGGCACACGCAATCCACGGAAAGGGCGCGGTGATTTATCTCGCGCCGGATACAGTCACCGCCGCGTCAGCTGTCGGGGAGCAGATCTCATGGTCCCTCGACTTCGACATGGCCCTCGTCGATACGACTCCCCTCAATACGAGCTGGAAGGAGTTTGTCAAGGGCATCAAGGGATGGACCGGCACATTCGCCGGGAACTTCGACGTCGGCAACAAGCAGCTGTGGAACGCATCTCTTGAAGATTCAGCTGTGAACTTCTATCTCTATCCGAACTGGTCGAACGATCCGACGCAGTTCTACTCCGGCACGGTCTGGGTGCAGCTGTCGAAGATCGCAGAAGGAAGTACGACGACGAAGGCCTCGAGCGGATGGAAGGCGACCGGCGACGGCGCGTTGTCGCTTGCGCCGTAGACTGCCATGGCAATCGCCCTCGCAGGGAACACCGGCTACGCCAGTCTCGGTTACGAACGCGTCGCCGAGCTCCGACAGTGGACGGCGGCGTTCACCCGGGAAGTTCGGCTCGGCAAGGAGACGAGAGGCGCGTCCGGCAGCGCGGAGCTCGTCGTTCTCGATCCGATCTGGATCACGGCCGTGCCGACTCGCCTCGAGCTTCGTCTCGGCTCCAACTGGTGGGTCTGGGACGAGGTTCGAGGCTTCGACGTTTCCGACGCCCACGTCTCATTCGTCGTGATCGGAGATCCGAAAATCATTTGCCGAGGAGAGGGACATGTCACCGCGTGAACTCTTTCACAAGCCCGAAACCAAACGGCTCTCGCTCTCCGATGATCAGTGGGTCGAGGTCAAGGCCGGACTGAACGCCGGCGACGCTCGTCGCATGGACTCTCTCGCAGTCAAGCCGCTCAAGCTCGAGGACGGGACCGTCGTCGACCGTATCGACTGGTCGATGTACGAATTCGAACGCGATGCCCTCTGGATCACCGACTGGTCATTCTCTCGCCAGGACTCCTCTGGGAAGGTGTATCCGATTCCGGTCTCCGTTGCGGCGCTTCAGGCGCTTGACCTCGACGTCTTCAACGAGTTGAACGACTCCGTATTCTCGCATATCATGCAGTGGATCGGGTCAAAAGGGCCGCGGAGAACGACGGAGGGGACTCTCCAGGCCGCCGTCAACGCCTCTCCGACCTCCGCATCATGAAGACGATGAACTGGAGCTGGAGAGAGCTGATGGAGACGCCTGAAGAACTCGTCGAGGAACTCGTCCGTCTTCTCAACAAGGCAGACGAAGAAGAGGAACTTCGTCGTCTCATGGAGGAGTAGTCAGTGCCGATCTCAGTCGGAGAAGTCAACGCGACGCTCCGCTTCACGATTATCCAGGCGGATATCGCTGCGGCACAGAAGAACCTGAGAGCGCTCGCGGCGGAGTTTCAGGACGTTGGGGGCGAGGCGACGACCCAGGGTCAGCGGATCCTCGCCTCGATGATTCCGGTCCAGAATCAGCTTGACATTCTCACAGCGCACGCAGCAGGACTAAAGGAAGAGATCAAGGCGATGAATGCGCCGGCGGGCGACGCTGCGAGCAGTCTCGGAAAGATCGATCGCTCTGCCCGGTACACAAGCATCTCGATGGGGAATCTCGACTCGATCATGTCGAGGATGCTCGTACGTATCGGCCTCTTCTACGCGATTCGAGGGTCGATCAAGTTCTATACCGATCTCCTGAATACGGCGCAGGCCCTTCAGAATCTGGATGATCGGACCGGACTCTCCATCGAGAAACTCCAGGCGTTGAGCTTTGCCGGGGACAGCGTCGGTATTCCTTTCAGCAAGCTGTCGACGTACGTCGAAACCCTCCAGAAGAACCTTGAGACGTTCAAGGGGGGCGATGCACTTCACGAGATCGGGCTCTCCTTTGCGCAGGTCTTTGCGATGAATCCGGATGCGCGGATCGACGCGATAGGGAAGGCTCTGCAAGGTGTCGCCTCTCCCGCCGAACGCGCACGGCTCGAAGTCGAGCTCTTCGGGACCGACGCAATTGACCCTCTGATCCAGAAATACTCGGGTCTTGCGGCGGCGGCGAAAGACTTGCCGTTCATGTCGCCGCAGATAATCCAGGCTCTTGTCCAGGCGAAGCAGGCATACGAGGCGCTTGGCGCCGGACTCGAGACCGCTGCAGCAGGCGCCGCCTCACTCATCTTCAAAGGCGCAGAGCTTGTCGCGTCGCCGTTCTTCATCTTCGCGGCGAACGGCTTTCAAGGGCTACGTGATGCCGCCGCGAATAGCGACCTCCTGAACCATAAGATCGAGGCGCTCTCTGCGCTTGTCAACGGAGGAGTCACTGGACTCTTGCAGTACGCAG